GAGTATGGGTGCATTCACACTTTGGAACAAATGATATAGATGATATCTTTACTAAACTTCGCTTTATGATTATAGGGTGCGACTGCAAGTGGGTGGTAGTAGACCATTTACATATGTTAGTTAGTGCTGTCCATGAAGGAGATGAGAGAAGGGCTATTGATTCTATTATGACTAGGCTTAGAAGTTTGGTAGAAGAAACAGGTGCAGGTATTATTTTAGTGTCACACTTACGTAGAGTTGATGGTAACAAAGGACATGAGAATGGTATAGAAGTTTCTTTATCTCATCTTAGAGGTTCTAATAGTATCGGACAACTTAGTGATTGTGTTATAGCACTAGAAAGAAACCAACAATCAGATGATGTTGAAGAAGCAAGGACAACTAAACTTCGTGTTCTTAAATCAAGATATACAGGTGATGTTGGCATGGCATGTAGTGTTGTGTATGATTCAGAAACAGGGAGACTGTCTGAGTTATCTGATAAAGATATAGAATTTGATGAAACTTTAGATGAATTATTTTAATGCAGTTAGTATTTGATATAGAAACAGATGACCTTGACGCAACTTTAATTCATTGCATTGTTGCTCAAGATGTAGACACCGAGGAAATATATAAATTTCCACCTGACAAACTACAAGAAGGTTATAAGTTTTTAGCAACAGCAAATACTTTGATAGGTCATAACATCATAGGCTTTGATATACCAATGGTACATAAGTTTGGTGGTGTTGACTTATCTTCTATCTCTGTAATAGATACTCTTGTTCTATCCAGACTATTCAATCCGGCTAGAGAAGGTGGACACAGTTTAGAAAAGTGGGGATACAAGTTAGGTTATCATAAGATAGACTTCTCTGATTATCTTAATTATTCTGAAGACATGATGAACTATTGTGTTCGTGATGTTCAACTTAATACAGAAGTATTAAAAGAATTAAGAAAAGAAAGTAAAGGTTTTGATAAACAATCTATAGAACTTGAGCAAAGAGTAAGTAAGATTATAAAACAACAAGAAGTAAACGGATTTAAATTTGATACTCAACATGCTTTACTTTTACTTGCTGAACTTAGAGAAAAAAAACAATCAATAGAAGATGAAGTTCACAATACATTTAAACCTAAATGGGTAGATGATAAGTTAGTAACTCCTTACATAAAGAAAGATGGAGACTTATCTAAACGTGGTCTTACTGATGATGAATATAACAGATGTATTACTACACAGAATATGAATCCCTTTATGAGACAACAGTTAGTTGATTTTAATTTAGGTAGTCGTAAACAGATTGGAGAATATCTTATTGACTTTGGTTGGAAGCCGGATAGGTTTACACCTACAGGTCAACCTATAGTAGATGAGAAAACCCTATCAGAAATAACACATATACATGAAGCTAATCTTATAGCACAGTTCTTATTACTTCAAAAGCGTATAGCCCAGATTGATTCTTGGATAGAAGCTACTGAAGAAGATGAAAGAGTTCATGGATTTGTCATACCTAATGGTGCTATTACTGGACGTATGACACATAGAAACCCCAACATGGCACAAGTTCCTAGCTCTCATAGTCCTTATGGTAAAGAGTGTAGAGCTTGTTGGATTGTTGAAGATAATAATGTACTATTAGGTGTTGATGCTTCTGGTCTTGAGATTAGAATGTTAGCACACTATATGAATGACGAGGAATATACAAATGAAATACTCAACGGAGATGTCCACACAGCTAATAAAGAACTTGCAAAACTTGAATCAAGAGATAAGGCAAAGACATTCATCTATGCACTCATGTACGGAGCAGGAGATGAAAAACTTGGCAAAGTGGTTGGAGGAAGTACAGCAGATGGTAAAAGAGCTAGACAATATTTCTTTGATAATAAACCTACATTTAAATCTCTTAGAGACAGAGTACAAAGAGCTTCAGCAAAAAAATATCTCAAAGGATTAGATGGTAGAAAGCTTTATGTACGTAACCAACATTCAGCATTGAACACTTTACTACAGGGAGCAGGTGCTATTGTTATGAAGAAAGCTTTGGTTACTTTAGATTTAAAGTTACGTTTAAATTCTATTGACTATAAGTTTGTTGCTAACATACATGATGAGTGGCAGATAGAAGTAAAAGAAAATCAAGCAGATTTTGCAGGAAGACTTGCTGTTGATAGTATTATTAAAGCAGGTGAACATTTTAAACTTCGCTGTCCTTTGGATGGTGAATACAAGATAGGAGTAAATTGGAGTGAAACCCACTAAGAAAGACCAAAAGAAATTTGACCTTGACTTATCATACGGTGAGATAAGGGAAGATAAAATAAAAGATATGCTAACTGATAAGAAGATAGAAGTTAAATCAGAACGTGGAATGTGGATGAAGACAGGTAACATATGTATAGAGTATGAGTGTTGGAACAAACCATCTGGTATCAGAGCAACTGAATCAGACTATTGGTTTCATAACTTATGCGTAGGAGACAATGAGTTTTGTACTCTTGTATTTAAAACAGATGTTCTTAAAACTATTGTTGATGAACTTGATAGTTTTAAAACTGTATCAGGTGGAGACCACAACGCAAGTAAAATGTTCCTTGTAAATTTACAGAAATTATTCTCATCAGATGTAATAAAAGCATTTAAGGAATCTGAAGATGAAAAAAAATAAAGAAACACTTGACACTTCCTCTCAAGAAGTATATAATAAACTGTCGGCTAATAAATTTAAGTCGGAATCTGGTCATTGGTACACGCAAGAAGGCGAACCAATGTATACTATCGTTGGTGCTAATGGTAAAGAAAGAAACACTACTCTTAGAGATGCAAGAAAAGAACAGCTAGTACCTTCTGTAACTACTATTCTTAGTATGATAGCCAAGCCTCAACTAGAGAATTGGAAAATCAATCAAGCACTTAACTCTGCTCTTACTTTAGAAAAAGATTCTTTAGAAACTATTGAAGAGTTTGCATACAGATGTAAGCAAGACTCTAAAAGAATAGGACAAGAAGCTGCAAAGAAAGGTACTAAGATTCATGCTATGATTGAACGTGGTTTCTTAGGTGAAGGCACTAATAAAACTTATAAAATTATTCAAGCTTGGTTAGATAAAAATTTTCCTAATGAAGAATGGATAGCAGAGGATTCTTTCTGTGCTGATTTGGGTTATGGTGGTAAGATAGATTTATATTCTAAGTCCGGTATCTTTGTAGACTTTAAAACTAAAGATAACCTAAAAGGTAAAGACCCATCTAAGTTAGTATATGATGAACATGGTATGCAGTTGTCTGCTTACGCACAAGGTTGTGGTTATGATGATGTTGAAAGAGTATCTATCTTTGTTGATAGAGAAGACAATGAACTAATAGCTTGTCATATATGGGATAAAGAATCTCAAAACAAACATAAAGAAATGTTTAATAGTATTTTAAATTATTGGAAACTTGTAAAAGATTATGAACCAAAGAAAGTCTAAACAACTAAGACGCAAAGCAGAAACTTTACTTATAGATTGGATTAGAACTATGGTTCCTGAAGGTGAAGATGCTAATAAAATTACTAAGAAAAACTTACATGAATTTTTACCAGAGCAAACACATATCTTTGCTAACAATAAATTTATGTTAAGTGCATACAGTCTAAGGTGGTTCATTAAAAAAGTTAAGAGAAATCCTAACGCAACCTTAGAAGAACTAAATGCCTAGAAGAGTACCTAGAAAACCCAGACCTAAAAAAGTTAATGTACCTAAAGGGTATGACAGTAGATGGGAATATGAAATACATCAGTCCTTTTTAAAGAGTTGGCAACATCATAAAGAATATATAGATTACGTTGTTGAACATAAATATGAGCCAGATTTTATAAAGGTTATTAATGGTCAAACAATATTACTAGAAGCTAAAGGTAGGTTCTGGGACTATGCTGAGTATAGTAAATATATTTGGATAAGAGAATCTTTAAAAGAACAAATAGGAGAATTTGAGTTAGTATTTTTATTTCAGAAACCTTATGCTCCTATGCCACAGGCTAAGAAAAGAAAAGATGGAACTAAAAGAACTCATGCTGAATGGGCAGAGACAAACAACTTTACATGGTATAGTGAAGAAACAATACCGAAGGAATGGAAATGAAATATAAATTTAATGAAGATAATATCATACAACAAATACAAAGATACGTTGATGGTACATACGAAAGACATTACGCACAAGGAAAGTATCAAGCTACTGATATGATAATAGATGCAGGACACGGTAAAAGTTTTTGTATGGGTAACATTATGAAGTATGCTATGAGATGTGGTAAAAAAGATGGAACAGATGCAGAAATGGACCTGCTAAAAATAATACATTATGCTATTATAGCCATAGCTTTAGAAGATACAAAATATCATTTAGGAGAAGATAAAAATGATTGAAGATAAAGTAGGGAAGAAACCTTATCTAGGTATTGATATAGATTATGATAGAGAAAAAACATTTGATAAATTTAGTATAGACACATTAAAAGATAGATACTTTTGGGAGAATGAAACACATGCACAAGAAGCATTCGCAAGAGCCTCCGTATTCGGAGCCACCTTCAAAGGTGAAACTGATTTTGAACTTGCTCAAAGACTTTATGATTACTGTTCCCACCGTTGGTTCATGTTCAGCACTCCTATACTTAGTAATGGGGGTACAACTAGGGGTCTTCCTATCAGCTGTTTTCTCAATTATGTACCTGATAGTAGGACTGGGTTATCTTCTCATTATGACGAAAACATATGGTTGGCGAGTTCAGGCGGAGGTATCGGTGGATATTGGGGCGACATTAGAAGCAACGGTATTTCTACTGCTCACGGTAGTAAGTCTACTGGTTCAATACCTTTCATGCATGTAGTTGATTCTCAGATGTTAGCCTTTAACCAAGGCACTACAAGACGAGGAAGTTATGCTGCTTATATGGACATAAGCCACCCAGAGATTGAAGAGTTTATAAACATGCGTAAAGAATCTGGTGGAGATATAAACAGAAAGAATCTTAATCTACATAACGGTATTAATATAACTAATGCATTCTTAAATGCTGTTGAGCAAGATGAAGACTGGAGATTGATTGACCCTAAAAGTAATGAAGCTGTTAAGATAGTAAACGCTAGAGATTTATGGTGGCAGATTATACATGCCAGAGCAGAAACAGGTGAACCTTATATGGTAAACATAGATACCTGTAACAAAGCATTACCAAAAGGACAAAAAGATTTAGGACTAAGTATAAAACAAAGTAACT